ATATGATTCGCAGTATTCAGACGTATTCTGCGAACTTCCCTACTATCACCTTCCTAAGCTAGATCGAACAATGATGTATTATACAATCGAGCTTAGAACTCCCTTCCTCGCTCCTAGCGTTATTAAGCATGCTCTTGAATTACCATATGAAATGCGTATGGGTAAAAAGCAAAAGCTTATCGACGAATTCGCTTACTTACTCCCAAAAGAAATTTTAGAAAGACAGAAACATCCGCTTAAAACAGATTCAATTCGTAATGACCCTATGAAGCAAAGGACGATTAACAACGAAATATGGAGTAAATTATATGGAAGATAAACTATGGGATAAGCGCTATCTTAATTTAGCTAAAGAGGTAGCACTGTGGTCAAAAGATCCTTCTTCAAAGATTGGATCTGTTGCTATTGGCGGTCAAGGCCAAGTCCTTGCTCAGGGTTACAACGGCTTTCCTCGTGGTGTAGACGATAGCGTAGAAAGATATAGCGATAGAGAAACAAAGTACAAGTATGTAGTTCATTCTGAAATGAATGTTATATACAATGCTTCATATAATGGGGTATCACTCAAAGGATCAACCTTATATGTTTATGGCCTACCAGTATGCTCAGAATGTGCTAAAGGTATAATACAAACTGGAATTTCTCGTATTGTAATGGGTAGTGAATCGTTACCTGAGAGATGGATGGAATCGTTTGAAACAACTAAGATCCTATTTGATGAAGCTGGCGTCAAATGGGAATTCATATAAAAGAGTATACAAAATTGCAATACTATGGTATAATAGTAGACTATATTAAAGAGGTAACACTATGTCGATAATGGATAAACTAAAAAAGAACTCTAAGCTTAAGCATACCCAAATCTTAAGCAAATCAAAGTTCTTTACTGATAAGGATATGGTACCAACAGACGTACCAATGATTAACGTAGCACTTTCTGGGTCTATAGATGGTGGGCTTAGTCCTGGACTAACAGTTCTTGCTGGTCCATCTAAGCACTTTAAGACCTCATTTGCCCTAGTTATGGCTTCTGCTTATATGCGAAAATATCCAGAAGCTGTTATGCTGTTTTACGATTCAGAGTTTGGATCACCACAATCTTACTTTGAGTCTTTCGATGTTGATCCCGGCCGTGTACTCCACACTCCCGTTACTAACGTTGAAGAGCTTAAGTTCGATCTAATCAATCAACTAGAGTCTATTGAGCGTGGTGATAAGGTCATTATCGTTATTGACTCAATCGGTAACCTAGCATCAAAGAAAGAATTAGACGATGCTATAAACGAAAAATCAGTTGCTGATATGTCTCGTGCTAAAGCTCTGAAGGGTCTATTCCGTATGTCAACACCTTACTTGACTATGAAAGATATCCCAATGCTTGCTGTTAATCATACCTATCAAGAAATGGGTCTATTCCCTAAAGCTATCGTCTCTGGCGGTACTGGCATCTATTACTCTGCAGACAATATCTGGATTATTGGTCGTCGTCAGAATAAGAAAGGTACAGACGTTGTTGGATATGACTTTGTGGTTAACGTAGATAAGTCTCGTTATGTTAAAGAGAAATCTAAGGTACCAATTACAGTTTCTTGGGATGGTGGTATTGAAAAGTATTCTGGCCTACTTGAAGTTGCTCTTGCTGGCGGCTTTGTTGCTAAGCCAAGTAATGGATGGTATTGCCGTGTAGATAAGTCCACTGGGGAAATGGTAGAACCAAAGGTACGAGAAGCCCAAACTCTTCAAGCTGAGTTCTGGAAGCCTATCCTAGAAGAAAAAGATGGATTCAAAGAGTTTGTTAAGGAGCACTATACAATTGGATATCGCTCTCAAATACCAGACACAGTATTAGAGGATTTACTTTTGGAGGAAAATGGTGTATAATAGTATAACGAAATATGATTACGAGCGTATATCATATATTGAAAATTCTGACCACGATTCGTTTAAGATACTAAATGGGAAATATTCTGGTACAATTTTAACATACGGTAAAATTGCTTTAACAGAACCAACTACCACAGATTCAGATGAGGCAACACTTTCATATGAATTCAATATTAATGAAACACCGTTAGACGGTGATCTTTCAGAATCGGTAGAGTTTCAGAACTATGCCGGTGACATGCTTCAAGTAATAATAGAAGAAGCCTTAGAAGAAAAACACCACATTGGAGAAAAGCCCGTTGATACAAACAGTCATTTTGAGAAATCTTATAACTAATGATGACTTTACTCGTAAGGTTATCCCCTTCTTACGAAAAGAATACTTCGAAGGTTCACACCGAGTAGTATTTGATAAGATTCTTGAGTTTGTTGGTAAGTATAACAAGCTGCCAACTCAAGAATCCCTAAATGTTGATTTAGATGAATCCTTCCTTAACGATCAGCAGTTCTCTGATGCTGCTGACGTTATTCGGGAAATCTCTTCCCCTGCTGAAAACCCAGACGCTGATTGGCTACTAGAACATACAGAAAAGTGGTGTCAGGATCGTGCAATACATCTTGCTATTATGAAGTCTATCTCTATCATCGACGGCAAAGACCCGGATATGACTAAGAATGCTTTGCCAGAGTTACTCTCAGAAGCTTTATCTGTAGGCTTTGATACAAACGTTGGTCACGACTATCTTGCCAATGGCGAAGAAAGATATGAATTCTATCATCAGGTAGAAGATAAGATCCCATTTGACCTTGATCGATTCAACGAAATAACCAAAGGTGGCTTACCTAAGAAAACTCTTAATATTGCTCTTGCCGGTACTGGCGTTGGTAAGTCTTTGTTCATGTGTCACGTTGCTGGTTCAGTCTTGGCACAGGGTAAAAACGCTCTTTATATTACTATGGAAATGGCAGAAGAAAAGATTGCAGAACGTATCGATGCTAATCTAATGAATGTAGCTATTGACCAGCTTGGTAATCTTTCCAAAGATATGTTTACCTCCAAGGTAAAAAATATAGGGGATAGGTATCAGGGTCAACTACTGATCAAGGAATACCCAACTGGCAATGCTCATGTTGGTCACTTTCGTGCACTGCTTAAAGAGCTCAAGCTTAAGAAAAACTTTATGCCAGATATAATCTTTATTGACTATTTGAATATCTGCGCATCATCTCGTATGAAAGGTATGGGCGGTGCAATTAACTCTTATTCCTATATCAAAGCAATTGCAGAGGAGATTCGTGGTCTTGCCGTAGAGTTTAACGTTCCCATTATGTCAGCTACACAAACTACACGATCCGGTTTTGCCAACTCCGACGTGGGGCTTGAAGATACCTCGGAATCATTTGGTCTACCTGCAACAGCAGACTTAATGTTTGCACTTATCTCAAACGAAGAGCTAGACAATCTTGGTCAGATAATGGTCAAGCAATTAAAAAATCGATATAACGATCCTGGTACAAATAAGCGATTTGTTATCGGTGTAGATAGAAGTAAGATGAAGCTATTTGACGTAGAGCAGTCAGCACAACTTGGATTAACAGATACTGGCGTAACTACAAATACTAATTATGGTGCTAAAAAATACGAAGGATTTAAGGTATGATGGTAAAGCTATTAAGCTACTCTAAAGCTACTGGAGAATACGAGTTCGGGGACAAGACCGAATTACAAGATATTATAGCATACTGTGCTAGAGTATCTAACCCTGCTAATCAGAGCAATACAAAGACAAATGAAAAGCTTCTTAGTTATCTTGCTAAGCACAAGCATTGGTCACCCTTTGAAATGGTATCAGTGTGTATGGAAATTGAAACAACTCGAGATATAGCTCGGCAAATACTTCGTCATAGATCGTTTAGCTTTCAGGAGTTTAGCCAGAGATATGCAGATCCAACAGAAGATCTAGACTTTGTATTGCGAGAAGCTCGATTACAGGATACTAAGAATCGACAAAACTCTATAGAGATCGATGAACTCTCAGGTCCTGAGGGACAGCAACTACAAAAAGATTGGGCAGCAATTCAGTATCAGGTTATTCACGAAGCAAAGATGGCTTATCGATGGGCTATTCAGAATGGTATTGCTAAAGAGCAAGCCCGTGCAGTACTGCCTGAAGGTAATACAGTCTCTCGACTATACATGAATGGTACTCTTCGTTCTTGGCTTCATTATATAGAGTTAAGGTCGGAAAACGGGACACAGAAAGAGCATATTGAAGTAGCTAAAGAATGTGGTAATCAAATAGCAAAGGTATTCCCTTCAATTTTAGAGATGGTAAACTAATGGAACTTATATCAACATATTGGCGTGACTCAGATAATTCTACTGCAAAGGTATATAAGAAGGTAGATGAAAAATGTACTATTCAATATTATAGCAATCTTGGAGTTCTATTGGGCAGTGAATCCTTCCCTGATAAGACATTGCGCTATCATGAGGATGCAGCAGAGAATTGGGCATTAGGTATTAAACTGACACCTTAGGAGGAATTATTATGCTAAACCTTCATAGAATAACTTGGCCAGATGGACATACTTACGATGGTCAAGCGATGGGTCTTTTAGAAGAAGATCCGGTCAGACCTCATATTCCTAAATTAGATAGAGTTATAAAGAATCGCGAGGTCCTTTATCTTTTGTCTAATAGCGGTAAAATTAATGCTATAGTGTGTATATCAATTAATGATAAGCAGGCTATATCAGAAGAAGACCTATCCTCCTGGAGATATGGGGAAAAGAAAGATGTAGAAAATATGTTTGCTCATCTCTATACCGTATGGAGTTATAGCAAAGGTGCTGGAAGAGATATTGCCTTTGCAGCAATTGAATATATAAAGTATACGTATCCGAATGTAAAAAGAATTCTTACTCTATCCCCTAAAACGGAAATGGCTAAAAAATTCCATCTTAAAAATGGAGCAATTGAATTACAGGTTAATGAAGATACAGTTAACTTTGAATATAAAATTAAGGAAATATAATGTATTTAGAACCGTGGATGCTTGGTGGCTTATTCGTTTGGTGGCTCGCTTCTGTTTATGCGATATCAAAAAAAGAGAGGGAAAAATCATTTGCCGTAGGATTAAGTCTTGGTGTTAAATACACCATAACAGGATATGTGAAAGACAGGACTATTAGCTATAAGAGAGTTTGTGCGTCTCTTATAGATGACTTAAATTCAGGAGCTGTACAAATAGAGGACTATGAATAGTGTATGAATATAAAGCAAAAGTAATAAAGGTAATAGATGGAGACACCGCAGATGTAGACATTGATCTTGGCTTTGATATAATACTGTCTAACCAAAGAATTCGTTTTATGGGTGTTGATACACCAGAATCCAGGACTTCCGATAAAGAAGAAAAGGTATATGGCCTATTAGCGAAGGACTTCGTTCAATCCCATCTTGTAAAGGGTGATTATGTTACTCTGCAGACATTTAAGGACGATCGGGGTAAATTCGGTAGGGTTCTAGGCGATTTTAAAGTATACGACACCAATAATGATCGATGGACTACTCTTTGTAGGCTGCTAATTGAAAATAACTTAGGTGTAGCATATCACGGTCAAAGCAAAGACGATATTAAAGAAGAGCACCTTAGAAACAGACAGATTCTTTCTGAAAAAGTAAATCTTAGGGTTAAAATTGAAAAAGTAAATCTTAGGGTTAAAATTCCGTAAAGTTACGATCTGTGACGATCTTTTTTCTTTAATAAAATCAATGGCTTATGAGATTGTTTTTCATAAGCCATTGTTTTATATAGAGTTTTTATTTTGGTCATATTATTTACAAAGGGCCCGTACTACGGTATAATACTCTCGTAAATTAAACAAAGGACCAAGATTATGCTAGTTACTGTCTTCCATAAAGAATACGATCAAAACGATAACAAAGTGTTTAATAAGATGTGTGTTGTTAAAGCTCCATTTGAATCAGTTGACGAAAACCTTGAGTATGCTTGGCGTTACACTAATAACATCAACGGCTCATGGTCACGTAACGACATTGGAGACAACGCTGATTGGAACGAAGACGTTATAGAAATTGCTCCTCTAGAGAATGGATATGGCCATCGTTCATCAATGGTTCGTGATCGTTTCGAAGTTAACAATGAAACATATGAAGTTGATGTGTTCGGTTTCTCTAAGATCTAAAAGGAAAAATAATGAACGACGATGAACATGATGAGGGTAAAGCTATTATGGGATTACTGCTTATACCCTCCCTTATCTTATTTTATATAATAAGCCAATCAGGAATTCTATGATTATTACCCAATATGAAGGACGCACTAATAAAGAAGAGCGCGAGATGATTGACGAGCTAAGTCTCTTTATTTCTGAAAAATACTTTCCTAAGCATAAGGTACAGGTTACTTATAAGATAATGCGTTGCCTTGAAAAGAATGAAGGTATCCAAGGTGATACAATTTGGGAAGATAATACAAAGGATGAAAACGACGTATTCCCAATATCATCTTGTGCTAGACCTCGCTGCTTTACTATTCGAATGCAGAAAGGGTACGATACTAAAACTTTTCTAACTCTTATCGCTCACGAGATGGTTCATGTAAAACAATATGTTCTCGGGGAGATGACCAACAGATACGATGCTAAGAATACTGTTTATCGTACTAAGTGGAAAGGTAAAGATGTAACTAATTGGTCTTACATGCGTCAGCCATTTGAAAAAGAAGCCTATAGATTACAGGAAAAACTCTTACTTCAGTTTATGAAATCATATAAATAGTACTATCTAAAGAGAAGAGGTACAGCGTGAAAAAATTTAAAAGCTTTGTCGTTGAAGACATGAGACCGCTTACCCCTGCTGAATTTCAAAAGCCGAATTCCCAAACTGGTGAGCCAAGACTAGAGCTACTTGTTAAAGCAATTATATCAGGTACTCCTCTCCCAACGGTTGATAAAAAAACCGTATTTCTAGCTAATGATCCTGAAAACCTTAAAGCTGTAGATCAGTTTAAAAAAGAAACAAAGCCCAAACCGATGTCTCTCAAAACAAAAGAAGGGGATAGCATATCTTCTTCTAAACTCGGTAAGTCTGCTTATTTCGGTGGTGGCAAGGGTGCTGGCGGTGGAACCGATAATACTGCAGTAGTTGAGTCTGCTCAATGCCTGTGGCTTGCTGCTATGCTTAAGCACGGGGCTAATCAGCCAATCGAATATTACACCCCTGAGGTTCTTAAGTCTTTTATGGGCAAGGTTTCAGTGGGTAAGACATCATTTGATGATATGATCTCGATTGATCCAACGTGGGCTTACTCGTCATACTACTCTGCTAAAAAATTAATAGCAGAAAGATATGTTAATAGTAATCACATCTTTCATCGCGATTCAAAGGAAATGAAATTTAT